GTTTGCATCGCTAATATATTCAACAAAGCATTAATCGCATCGATATGCTCTTGAACCCGAATCTGAACAGAGATGTCTTTGATCTCATTAGAATCTTGTCCAAAGTTGAAGGCTTGGTAAGCTTCGTCATTTGCGTCAAAATAGCGGACCAAATTTCCGGTCTGCGGATCGACCACGGTCCGAATGGCAGAAGCCGGGACCATAATCCGCTTTTTCCCAAGTCGAAATTCTCGTTCGAAACTATCAAACGCAATGTCAAGGGCTCGAAGCGTATCCAAAGCATTCGCATAGATTGCGATACCAAGGGGGCTTTGGGTATCGAAGTTATTCGCTAAATTTGGCTTGATATACACAAACAGCGGACGTTTCAGGTTTTGAATCCGCGTTTCCTCTTGAAGTTCCGGATAAAGGGTACTAAGCGGAACCTTAATTCCGATCTGTCCTTGAATGCTCGATTGATATAGCTCATTCGTGATAACGTATTCCGGCCCGTCCCAGGTGTGCCATTCCAAAAGTGTGTAATATTTATCTCCTTTGCGGACTTCATTTAGGAATACAGCTTCGAGAACCTCATCCGCTGTGCTTGAAAGTGGGACAAAACAGTCCGCCGTTACGTAACCGATGCGGATTCCATTTTCGTCAGCAAAAACCTTCATGGCCAATCCGCCAAGCGCGAATCCGTACTCGAGATATCGTTGAAACTGTTTATAGAATCGGTTGCGTTTAAAAACGTCCTGGACATTTTGACTGAGTGTCTCGTCCGAAATATTAATCATGCATTTTTCATTGAAGACGAGCGCGGCCATTTCTTGAGCCACATGTTTCGGCATGTTCATCGTTCTCATTCGGCGGGTTTTCTTGCCTTCAACCGTATGCACTTCTACATCATGCCAGTCAGAATAATAGCCCTGATAGAGAGCACGCCATAAATCAACGCGCTGATAATGCTCATCAGAAATAGATATATCTTTGATTTGCCCGATGCTTTGCAATCCTTTAATGAGACCCATCCGATACATCACCGCCTTTAACTTCGCGATAATCGTCTTGAACATGCCGCTCACCGCCTTAAATTACATAGCGCTTATAAAAATAATTAACGCCATAGCGAAATTCGTCCATGGCGTGGTTATAATCATCAATCGGTTTCCCTTTTTCATCCCGGGCATACATCCCAATCTCTTTGATGAAATTGTAATGGTCATATTTGTCGGTTTCGATCAGGAAAAACTGTTCATTCGTAATGAGATTTTGGCAACGCTCAATTCCGACCTCAATCCCTTTTTTCGTCCCTTGAATGTCGTGGGCATTGTTGTCCGCTGGCCTCGTGTAGATACCAATCAGATGCAATTCTTCTCGCAGGGATTTACAAGCCGGATCCACAAATACTTCCGTATATCTCATCTGGAATTTATCAACGCACCATTGGATGAATTCTTTGATTTCCCTTGCATATACGCTCATCGCCTTGATTTGCCCCGTATCCCGCCCGGAATGATAATAGTGAGCCACACGGTTCAGAAAGTATCGGTATCGACCATCTGCCTTTTTCCGTGTGACGATATTGCAACTGCAAGAAGTCGGGTCATTTTGCCCACCGTCTGCTGTGAAAAACATTTCTATAGGCTCGCCTTGCAATGCTGGCTTTATGTTTTTATCCATATCAAACATGGAATAAATGACACCTTCGGGCAAAACCCGTTTTCCGTACCAGTCCCGATCCAGTAAGTATTTGTTCTTTTTGAGCGTTTCATAGATTTCCTGTTTCCGTTTTTCGGTGATGATCGGATTGTCCTGGATGGTCCAATGCTGCCAATAAGTGTCCTGAACATCAAATACTTTTTCAATGACCGGATGATTTGGAGACGGAGGGTTCAGATCCGCATAATGATAACGATTTATAGCCGCGAACGTTCGCCGGAAAGCCTCCTGGATAAAATCCATATGCAAAAGATTTATTTCACAAAATACCACGCTACCCAGTGACATCCCGGTGATCGCCCCGACACTATTCGCCTTTCCCGCACCCTTGTAATATACTTTTTTAATTCCACGGGGCGTATGGATTTCCAAATGGTCGCCTAGGTCGTCGTGTTTTAATTTGCAATAGCCGTTAAATATGTGCATTAAACCCGTTCCATCGCCGTCAATAAAGAGGCGAAAGGCTTGTTCTTGGTTATAGGCTGCGATCAAATGGTTTTCATCCCGGGAATTGATCAAATACCGGGCATAACGAAAATGGCCGGCGGTCGTCTTGCCGGATCTCGGCGTGCCCTCATTGACTTCAAGCGTGTGCTGGAATGGCATCCGGATAAATTTCTTTTGTTTTGGCGAGAATTCGACGAGCTTACTCATCGTCTTCGCCTGCTTTCATGGCATCAATAAGAGCCTCCATAAGGGACGTATCCTTTTTGTCGCCTTTAAGCAGTTTGGTTTTTTCCTCGATGAGTTCGGTTTCTTTCTTCACCTTTTCTATACCGGTCTTGATTTGTTCCAACTTCGCCCTATGTTCATCGTCCTCATGAGCCAATTCGTTGAATTGCTTGATCAGAGATCTTAATTCCGACATCGCCCGGGATTGGGCATTTAAAAAAGTAGCCTGGCGATCCCAGGCGAATTGAAATTCGTATTCTATTTCATGACTTTTCTCGCTATCAGTCAGTCTATTCTTTTCTTTCTTAAGTTCTTTAATCATTTCATCCTTGCTCTCAACAAACATGATTTGCTGTGCTCGAATGATAGCAGCGTATTGGATCATGATTTGATCCCAAATGAGATCAGCCGGGCTCTTCTCCTCTAACATCCCCATGATTTCAAGGGTTTCCTTTGGGATGTATTTAGAAAAGAATCCGTGCTTTTTGGCGTTTTGATTATTTTTAGGCGGGCCATGGCCTTTAGCATTCTGATTGCCCGGTTGGCCGCCTCTCTTTTTTGTGTGCACACTCTTATTTTTTGTATGCACACTATTGCGAGACCATTTATAACGGGTTTTCCATGATTTTACAGTATTAAGGGTGACGCCATACTTTTCTGCGATGTCTTTATATTTCATTCCAGCCAAATAATCTTGGTAAGCCTGTTCTTTTGTATCAACCACTACATCACCACCCACCTCCAACGGTCATTCGTTTGTTTTGTTATCTATAAATTATTGTCCTTGAGTACTTGATAAAGAACGGAAGAAACGCGGTCAATCATTTCTTCTTCTTGCTCTTCATATCCCGCTTCTCGAAAGCAAGCATGGAGCAACTCATGTATGAATGTTTGTTCTTTTCTTGTTTGACACAAGCTACTATCTAATTCGATAATGCCTTTGTGATAATTTATTTGTCCCAAAGTACTGAATCTCTCAAGGATTCCTTCAACTTCTCTGATTTCATAATCAATACCCGCAACCTTGACTTTTTTAGGAATCATAAAAATCACCCCAAAAGAAAAAGCACCGCATGGGTGCCTTGTTTTTCACCATCCTTACCTATCTTTCTCTCATAGTAACTAGCAAATAAGAAAATACATTATTAATCATATCAGGAATTTCATTAACTTTAGCGATTGTTTCATTTCTTTCGTCCTTAATTTTATAAGATAATCCGTCGGTTAATACGATAATTTTCCCAACTTGCCGTTTATTTTCTCTAGTTAACTTTGTAAAATGTAATGCATTTTCATTAACGGTAAATTCAATTATTGAATCCGGAAATACTACTATGTTTTCTTCTTTGTCAAAATCCGCTTTTCCTTTACCGACTTCTGAAAGTGCAGAATTAATATCATTTACTAAGTTGCTAATCCAATTATTAACGATTTCCATATTGTAATAATGTTTGGTTAATTTACAAATATATGCTGTTATCCAATCTTTTTCCATAATTATCCTACCCCCTTTCCCATCATCTATTCGACAGAAAAAGGGGAAATCCTTCAAAAAAATCACAAAAGCGCTCGCACGATCCGTAGCGGGCGCTTGATCTATGTATTGAGGAGCAGTCCCGCGTTCGCGTGGCTCTGCTCCGTTTCAAATATATGAGCACCGGAAGGTGCAAACCCATGGGTTGGATACTCTTTCAAGAGATGCTAACCTGGAATCCATCTGTTTTCAGACCAATTCCTTCGACCATCTACATCAGAGTATCCAAGCACAGTCAGGTGCGGCCCGTGATCCCTGCCGCACCGCTCCTACCTCCGATTTTAGCCACATTGTTTTTCACGGAACAACTTTCCAGACATCCCTGACATTCCTGCCATCTCTGCCATTTGGTCAACAATGCTGTCTCTAATACGGAAAATATGTCTCTCTGAAAGTCCCATATGCCGGCTGATAGCGATCATTGACATACCATCAAGCATGCATTCTAATACAGCCTTCTCTCGCTCGTTTGTAATAGCTTTCGAATACTCCTGAATGAATAGGACTTTTTGCTCCAATCTCTCAACCCATTTTGTTTTCTTTTCTCGACGTAAATATTCCCGATAAACCGGATCACTTGGCGCTCCTTTTGGTTTTGGGAGCGATCCTTCGACCCCATATTGAGCCGTCAATCCATCCCCGGCTTCCTCAAGCATTTTTCTCTGTCTTTGTATTTCATTGATCATCCATTTATAATCACGGAGCGTATCAGCGATCTGCTTCTTGTTCATTCACCATCGCCTCCACGGTCCATCCATGATATCGAACGCAGCGAAAGAAAGCGCACATCCCACCCTTTGACAACCATACACATCCGTCGCAATGCCCTTTCCTGACTTTCACTTTCAAATTCATCAGCTCCTCAAAAGAAAAAGGACACCAATCCCGCATCTGCGGTGATCGGTGCCCCGGTTGTTCCGGTAGCATTTTATCTAATTTTGATTATCCAATCCTGGTAATACAAAACACTGTGTAATCCTTATGAATAGGCGATTTTTCTATGATGTATTTATCAACATCAACACTAATATGAATATGATGCGGCTTAGCTAGCGATTTATTCCAAACATAAACAGTCATACCATTTCTTAATGCTTCTATGCTTTCAAAAGATGTATAAAAATGCAATTGCAATTCTATCCATCCCTCACTTTTTCGTATAACTCACTTCATAATGCACCGGCTTCCCGGCCTGCCATGTGATTGTTTGCTTACCATATCCATCTCCCGGAACATCGAGCTTTTCGAGCTTCCCGTCCCGGACCATGTATACGGCATTCTCAAGAAGATTGATTTTCGCCTTCAATTCCGCCATGTTGCTCACCGCCGTGTTTGTTTTTCTTGTTCCTTCTTGGCCGGTTCAACGTATTCCTCCCGGATGACTTGCCGTTGCCATTCGTAGCTGCCGGGTTTAATTTCTTTCTCTTTCATCGAGATTCACCTCCCAATGGTTTGACCTTCAATTCAATCCGTGGTTGTTCGCTATACCACTTCCTAACAGCCATACCGACTATCTGCTTGTCATCCCTCCATATGACACCGGTTAGCGAGTCCCATACGCTCTTTACAACGTTATCCAGATCGGGCTTGGTGATCGGCCGTAATTCTCCGTTCAGAGCCTTTTCTTTCTTGTATTTTGGCAAACTCTTTGGAATGGATCGGTAAACGTCCATCTCGACCTCAATCTCACCTTCCAACGGCTTTTCTGGCTTATATTGGGTGGCAACAAGCCGAATATAATTCTTGAATTCCCTTGATTTTTTCGGATCGTATGCCTTAACATATCCGCCTATTGTCGTGAATCTTGGCCGGCCTTGTGCGACCGGCTCGCCATATATCGTAAATTCAATCATTTTTCGACCTCATCCGTTCTATTTCTCTTTCAAGTTCAGTCAACGACAATTCGTACAAACTCCGTCCATCCCGCGACTCCGTGACGCCGGCCGCCAACAGTCGGTCGATGAGCTGTTGCCGGCGGATTGCGACGCTCTGATATAGAATGGCCATCTTCAATACCCACTCTCCTGCCGCTCATGATTGACGGCGTTCTTTTCGAAATACGCCTTCTCAACCTCTTCCCAAGTGAAGCCGAGCATTTCGCCGAGCCCGAGAAAGTATGCAAAAACCAAATCGTACATTTCTCCATTTACATCCTCATGACGGCGGTAATACAATGAATTAACCCAATCGTTTACGACAATGAATTGATCAATAATATCCTCACAATATAGTGGTTTCGGTTCCTCATCTTCATACACTTCATTCATGTTAATTTCGTTGCCAATCGACAAGATGAAATGTAGGCAATCGACGTATTCTTCCAAAAGCGGGTTAGATTCTATCCATCGTGCTTCTCTTGTTTTATCAAAATGTTCTATATCTGGTTCTAAATGTCGTGTTCTCGGCTCCTGGTCGTTCGACCAAAACTTGAAACCTCTCCATTCATTGACCAACTCCCCGAGCTCAACCAACAGGGCCAAGATTTTCTTTGCCAGTCTATCTTCGCCGGTCCGCCGCGGATGCTCGCGCTCGATGTGCTCGTCCAGTTCCCGCTGCGCTTCAAACATTTTTGATAGATCCATTTGTATCACTCCCTTTTTTTCACACAATTTTTTCGGCCGCTTCGTTGACCTTCCTTACCCATTCATTCAATCCCTCTTGCCCAATGCCTACTGTTGCGATACAAGCCATGCGAATCGGGCAACGACCGCAATTATCTTTGTAGTTTCGTTTACATATCGCGATTGCTTTTTCATTTATCTGCAATTTCATTTTCCCACCGTTCATCCAACCGCCCCGACCGATACGCTACAACCGCCACAACGGCGTTCATCGCTACAATGGCAAGCACCATGGCGATGCCTTCCCAAACGTTCACGGTCTCACCTCCGCAAAACTTCAACGTCTAGCCTTCGCCGGCCAAATTCAAGTGCTTCTTGCAATGTTGGGATGAACAAATCCAATCTTTTACCATGAATGGCACCGCCCCGATCATCGCACCGGCGCCGGCCGACATCTTCGATATTCAACCACGTTCCGAGCTCCAATTCCGGCGGACAGGCTACCGTGACGCCTCGGACGGGCGGCTTCCCATTCGCTGCAATCCCGGAACAGCCGAGACAATCGGCTGTGTATGCCGTGACTTCATACTTGCGGACGAACGGCTTCGGATCCGGTTCATGTTTTGGTGGTGTCGGGACGGTGTGGCCGCCATGGAATATGATCAACGAGAATATGAGACTCAAGTCGCCACCTCCATGGGCATCGCCATTTTTCGTTTTTCTACTAGAGTCAAAATCGCATATCCAGCAATATCGCGGAGAGTATCCTCGATCGACTCGTCATCCACCCGACGCTCTTTGTCGATGAGCGTCCGGAAGCGTTTGAGCTTGTCCGTGAGCCTGATCGCCGAGGAAATGTCGCCGAATTCGCGATACAGCTCGCCGAAGCTGTCGCCGTAGTCGTGGTTTTTACGTTCGAGAATGTCGGCGATCTCGTTTGCGATTTGTCGGAAAAGGCTTGGGTTGTCGGGTTGATCGGTAGTGGTGGCGATGTCAAGCGCGGCTTTTTCAACATGCGACGGGTCAATGACTTCATCCGCGGTGTCGTTGGTTTCGATGGCGCCTGCATTGCTATGTTCGTTTTCTTTTTCCACCGGCTGCACGTCTACCTTTTTCCCGCCTCGAAATTTTCCGATCAAACCCCATTGTTTTTTCAACATATAGAGCTTGTTGTAATCAATTCCTAACGCTTTTCTCACTTCGGCATCCGATTTTCCCTGCTCTTTTAGAGCCAAGTATTCCTCTTTCGTCACGCCTGCCCATCCCCTTTCTTGACGGAGCTTTTGAAGCTCCTCGTCGCTCAATTTGTATGTGACCACTTGGCTATTTACCTGACTTTTCTGATCTGCATATCCGAAATTTAGATCAGTCGCAAGTGGCATTATGGACACCTCTTAGAACGGCAAATCGTCGTCCGAAATATCGATAGGATCACCGCTAGCAAACGGGTCGCCACCATCGGCAAACGGGTCATCATTAATCGGCGATTCATTTGGCGCCTGTTCGCTCGTCCTTGCTCCCTTTGGTTCCAAGAATTGGACCGATTCGGCCACCACTTCCGTGACGTAAACCCGCCGGCCATTCTTCTCATAACTGCGTGTTTGCAAACGTCCGTCCACGCCGGCAAGGCGGCCCTTTTTCAGATATTCCGCCACGTTCTCGCCGAGCTTCCGCCAAGCGATGACCTGAATGAAGTCTGCCTCGCGTTCCCCTTCTTGGTTTGTAAATGGGCGGTTGACGGCGAGCGTGAAATTCGCCACCGCCACTCCGCTCGGCGTATATCGA